ATGCATTTTGCTGTAGACTAGGTTTCATCTTACTCTACACCAAAATTGCTAAAACGTGCCTACTCCCTTCGTCGGAGTTTGTAATGTTGTTAGGTCAACACAAAAACTTTTGTTTGTTGTGTTCCTCTTTTATCATGTCGTTCTCAAAGCTTAATTCAAATTCCTCTAGGCCTCTAGACTGCGTTGATGCGCTCCGCCCTCTAGACTCCGAAGAGATGAAAACAAAAAAACAAAAAAACAATACCAGTGTTACCTCAAATTTTCCCGAGCCTATGAACAATGTTAGAGTTATCCATTCTTCATACGCCTTACAGGAAAGAATGAGAAATGCAAGAAAAACCCCCCCTCTAGAAAAAAATATTAATAATGAAACAGAAAAACAAAAAAATATTAATAATGAAATAGAAAAACAAAAAAAATATTAACAATAAAATAGAAAGACAAAAAAAATAAAAATAAAAAAGAAAAACAGAAAAACAATAAAAAATTTAAAAATAAAAAAACAAGATCTTATGATTCCAAAGAACAAGGTTATGATGCCGTTCTCGTCCAGCGATCCCGTACCGAAGCAAGCGCATTTAAGCTTGCCCTTACTCGCCTTCTGATGGGTCACTCAGATGTCTCTTCTGCCCATAGGGATGAGCTTCTTGGGCGTCTCAATGGCCTCGTAGATCATTACGATGAAATCTACTCACTTCTCCATGGTGATAAATTTAATAAAGTGAATAGTCTAGTCTATTGTGCTCTTAAATCACTTATCCTTAAGCGTAGTTTTGCTGCCTACCCCCAATTTGATCCTAACCACGTTCCCACAAGATGGTGTTTAGACGGATGTTCGCAATGCTATCGACTTGCCCTGTCTCATCTCCGTAATGTTCGCCAGACTTATGAGTCAAAAGTCAACCCCTCTCTCTCTGGGACGTACCCCCTCGCAACCTTGTATCGATCCATGACATATGAGGATGTTAGTTTCACCAATTACGTCATGAGAGCCAGAGTCTCAAATGAAGGTGTTTATTCCCTTGACCATGCTATTCTCGATAAAATATTCTCCTCAAGTCCTATTGTTAGACCCAGATTGCTTGAGCAGAGTATCCATCCCGTTAACTCAGACTTCGGAATATCAGATTATATAAAGATGGTCCTCTCCAAACTTGATTATATCTTGAATGGATTGCCCAGAGCTCTTGTAAGACTAATCTCAGCAGCGATGATAGGATTCTTCGTAGGGCGAGTCATTTACTACTTCACCAGATACTTTCCTAGTATTGGAGCAGTTATGAAGGCCGCCATCTACGGAACGATCTTTGTTGTCGGAACTTGTACTGTTACCGATTTGGTCCTCAATATCATTGATGAGTTTTGTCATACTAGGAAGCAGAGAATTGTTACAGATGTCTATACCGGACTAGCAGATCTCGGACTAACTAATCCCAACGATTATTTTAAGAGCCAGAGAAAGGCTGGAGTTTTGGGAGATGACCCAGATTATGATCCCGACGAGATTCTGCCCACGAATGGTGATGGTGATTTCGCCTCATCATACATTACTGGACTCGCTAACGCCTGTAATAGAGTGTTTAACATCGGAGGTGACGCCAGAAAGAATTTTGCTAGTTCTATCCGTGATTATAAGACCATCCGTGAGTTCTTTGAAGACAGTTTAGATTATATTATTGGTTTATATTATCAATATGTATGGGGAGAGACCTATATACCCCCACGTCTTAAAACAGATATTGTTCCTATTCAAGAATGGATAGCTAGAGTCAATGAGCTTAACGTCGATCCTTTATGGCGCACCAGAGCTACCCTAGATTCATTGCTCGTTTCAAAGATTCAGACCCTAGTTACAGATGGTGAGAACTTAAGCCAAGCCCTGCTCGCAAGAAAATTCCCCCCACGTTATCTTTATGATTTCAATGCGAAGTTTGCCAACCTCTCTATACTCTTATATGATATTAAAGCACAGCGCTCTTGTATGGCTAGTGCACCAGAACCAGTAGGAGTTCTCCTTCACGGAGATCCCGGAACAGGAAAGTCAATGGGAGCTAAGTTGTTGTCAGCTGCCGTCTTCAATAGGTTTATTAGAAGTGTTTATATGCCCAACAGAAAGGAGAACTTTACCGACCACGATTTATATGTCAGAGATCCGTCAACCGAGTTCCATAACGGTTATGTGGGTCAGTCGGTCGCTCTCCTTGATGATATATTCCAAGCAAAGGAGAATAATAGGCGTATCCTTGAAGCCCTCGACCTCATTAAGTTCATTAACACAGCACCATTCCCAATGAATATGGCATCACTTGAAGATAAAGGAAAAACCTGGTCTAACATAAAACTTTTGTTCGCTACCACCAATTCACCAGAAGGAGTCCCATCCACTTTACCGGTAGAAGATCTCACAGCGATTAAGAGAAGATTTGTCCTTACTGCAGAAGTTATAAATATAGACGGTTCTCGTTACTATCAGCTCAAGCACCCAATTACCATGAAACTTATAGGTAGCCCAATAGGAGAAGGAGCTTTCGTTGAACTAATTTGTAAACAGATGCAACACAATTACACTATGTTTGAGTCCTTCAAGAAACAGGAGATAAACGCGTCCGTAACAGAACAAGAACAATCCTTCCTTGACAAGTTTCCCATGGGTAGCCCCGTCATGTACACCGCAGAAAAAGCTAACTCCCTTACCGGTTCATCCAGTGCTGCACACCAAAGCCAAATGAGAGAGATTCAGGATTATATCGACTCCTTGATGGACTTCTTGGAAGAACCGATGTTTAGAAAAGGGAAGCAAGTTATACCCAAAGAAATTACCATTATTCCGGTTCCCCCAGGTTGCGCAAACAGAGACGGTACCCCCAACTATCCTAAAGTGCTAGAATACTATATTATAAAACTCGAGGAACTCGATAGATCAGGAGATGGAGTTGAACCTTGTGGTTTAGGGTCATGTTTAACTAAGCTCTGCCGAAGACCTTTATCCGCGATTAAGAAATGGTGGAAGTACGATCCCATGGTTGGACGCTATAACAGAATGATTAAGCTCGTTAAGCTTCTAAATGACCCTATTGATTATGATACCCTAGGAGAATCTGAGCTCTACTTCTTAATTCAAGATCTTACCCAGGACCCAAGTCTCATTCCTGAGTTTATGCTTCCCCAATTTGCACCCGTCTATGAAGCCCTCGAAGTCCGACCATACTCGAAAGTTGTCCTAGCCAGCCTGTTACCTTACCTCCAACGTGAATTTACCCCTAAGAGCGTTTCCTTGGCCATCGCCGAATACGAGAGACATATTGCTAACACACCTAGTCTGAAGGAACGCACTGTATTGCGTCTAAAGAAGATTTTCACTTATATCTATTCTAATTTAATTCATTGTGTCACTCTCCCATTCGGACTCATCTCATCAATTATGGATATCCAATCTAGTCTTAAAACACTCAAGAACGTAGCCCGTGTGGGAGCCGTTGTTGCTGGATTATCCTTAGCAATCGTTGCTATTGTTGCTGTCACCAAAACCCTAAGCAAGAATACCACCGGTGCCCCTTCTATTTTCCCAACAAACGATGGATGGAGTAGTGATGATGCAGATGTTAGCGATACCAAGTTTGACCGCGACAGAATTAGAGAAATAGATAGAGGATTTAACGCTGAGAAAGCCCGCATAAATAAAGGAAAAGGTAAACGAGGTAACGTAGTAGCGTATGATGTTCCAACCCGAAATTCCCACTACGTTAAGATGCGAGGAAGCCAACAGACCAATGTTGCAGTTCAGAACATGTACAATCTAGGAATATTATCACAAGGTCAAGTAAGCAGTGGAGTTGGAATCTTTGTAAGAGGATCGACATTCCTTGTTCCCCGCCACGTGATTAAGCCCATCTTGGACGACCCCAAAGGATCAGTTAGCTTTTATAAGTCCTCGGGTAAGTGCTTTACAGTAGAAGGATCGGATATGCGTTTTTTCGACGGAAAGGATTATGGTAAGGATCTAGTTATCTGTTATATCACCAGTAAATCCATTAGACGACACAAAGATATTATTACCAAGTTCATGACCCTTGACGTCTTTAATGCCCACTCTAGGAAAAACAACGGCTTGTTTGAAAACACCTTCTATGGTTCTTGTGATATGAATGGTAGTATCGAATACTCAAGTGGAGGTACTACAGTTATGGAGCAGTTCCTTTGCCCAGAGTTACATGATCACGTTCTTGGTCTAAAGATGCATATCCCCGTCATAAAAGGCTATTCTGGTTCTTTATGTTTATCTGCCCTCCCATCGTTCGCCGAAAGTCCCGTTCTTGGAATTATTACTGGATCTAATGAGAGAAACGCCTATGCTTACCCCGTTACACAAGAATGGCTAAGAATGGGCTGTGATAGTTTAGGAGATAATGTCCCCGATATTGATGATCCCATAGAACCCACCTCAGTTAAGCTTTCCCCCTTCCCTTATACGACGCCCTATGCCAAGATGGATGAATCGTTTGTCTCATCTCTTCCCAATAAGAATGGAATCGTCCCCTCAAAGATAGCTAAAGATCTAATAGAACTCGTTGGTCCACCAGATACGTACCCCAATGTTACGTGGATAGAAGACGGACATAGACCTCTTTCTAATGCCTTGTCAAAGTTCGAACGGCCCACTATAGATTTACCTACGGATGTCCTGAAAGCAGTAACTAAAGAATACCATAAATCATTCCCCCAGATTTCACACTTCCGGTACATGACATTCGATGAAGTAGTTGATGGGAACCCAGATATAGAGCACCACTCGGGTATATGTAAGACCAGTTCTCCCGGCTACCCGTACACCCAGATAAAAGGCTTCAAGACCCGAAAGGAAATCTTTTCCGACCCCGTAAAACGTGATATCCTAAAGAAACGGTGTGAAGAGAAATTCAATAAGATCATATCAGGAACCTGTCTTCCGAAGGAACCTATGACAGCATCATTGAAAGTAGAGAAACGTACAGAAGAGAAGAAATACCACCCACGAATGTTCTTTTCTGCCCCACTGGAATTTATCATAGTTCATGAAATGTTACTCGGTTATTTCTTCCATCAGATGAAGATCAGACACGTTGATTCCGAAGTTAAAGTAGGAATTAACCCCCATAGTGTTGATTGGACCTATTTCTACCAATATCTTGCTAAGTACGATAAATGCATAGACGGAGACTTTAGTGGTTACGATATATCCCTGTCAAAGAAGTTAGCCGCCTTTGTTTATGAGGCCTATCTCAATTATTTCAAAGAACGCCTGGATCTCACCCCCGATCAGATCAAGGAGATCTCGTATGCCTTAGATTGGTCTCTCGAGAATCACATGTGTGCCACCGTGATCCTAATGGGAGTCGTATGTATCTTCAATAGATCTCTTGTAAGTGGAGGACCAAATACCAGTATGCTCGGATCTCACTCTAATGGTTTACTTGCAAGAAGTTTCTGCTATTATCTGTTCCCTGATATATATAGCGAGCACTTCTGGCAATGTAATACTAGAGCAGCGTTCTATGGTGATGATCATATCATCTCTCTTAGTGATAAACTTGCTCAGAAGTTTACTAAGATTACGTACGCTACGTACCTGAAACAGTATACTGGGATGATTTACACTAATACGGATAAATCCCACGACCTAAATGAACACTCCCCTCTTCTTAGTTGCGTTTTCCTTAGGCGAAATTTTAGACCCGATTCTTCCACCGGCAAGACCCTAATTTACGCCCCTCTACCCTTGAGCCTCATTTATACCATGTGTATGTGGGTGTCCAATGCCCATAATAGCACAGCCCTTCTCAAAGACGTTCTCAAGGCAGCTCTCTATGAATTCCAGCACCACCCACCTCAAATTTGTGATAGTTCTTCCTCTCTGCTAAACAAAGTCATGAGTAGATACGGATTTACCGTCTTTGCCCCAAGATTAAACATTGCAAGTAGCGGCAATGATTTTTCTACCAACTTTTAAACACACACACACACCCCCTCCTTTAGTAGATGAGTTGCGTTTCTACAATCCTAGGAGACTAAATATAAGGCAAACCCGCATATAAGCAAGTGATCTTAGTATCTCTTTTCCTTGGAGGATACTACTGCTTTGCTCGAATTCAAAAAGGAACCAAGGCGTTCGGTTTAATGCTGCCGGATAGCCTCTCTAATTAGTATTGCCCAAATTCAAAATACCATCGACGCAAATAACCAATCCATCGACAGTACCACACCTTTTGCC